TAAGGGTTCCAACTGCAAAATATTCTGGTACAACATCAGGTAGTCCAACAGTTACAACTAGTGGAACAGATACAATAATTACATTTAATGGAGATGGGAGTTACACAGCATAATGGCACATTTTGCAAAACTAGGAGTAGGAAATAAAGTTGTAGCAGTTCACGTTGTTTCAAATGACGTTGCAACAACTGAACAAGCTGGAATAGATTTTTTAAATAACTTGTATAATACTAGAGATGTTTGGAAACAAACATCTTATAATACAAAAGCAGGAGAACATAAATTAGGTGGCACACCTTTTAGAAAAAATTATGCTGGTATAGGTTTTACATACGATCAAACAAGAGATGCATTTATACCACCAAAACTTTATAATAGTTGGACACTTAACGAAACAACTTGTATTTGGGAATCACCAATTCCGTATCCAGATGATAACAATAGTTATGTTTGGAATGAAACAACAAAACAATGGGATTTAATAAATGAGTAAAATAGAAGTAGATGCAATAGAACCACAATCAGGCACAAATTTAAACGTTGGTGCTAGCGGCGATACTGTAACCGTTCCTGGTAATATTGTAAAATCAAATGCAGTTCAAGCATCTGATGGTGGTAATATAATAAGTCAATCAGGAACTACAATTACTTTAGGAGCTTCAGGAGACACTGTACAAATTGCAACTGGTGGAACATTAATAGGAGGTGGTATTTCATGGCAATCAACTATTGTGACAGGTGCTACTCATACAGCATCAGCTAATGAAGGTTATTGGATAGACACAACATCTAATGCCTGTACCGTAACACTTCCAGCTTCACCTAGTGTTGGAGATCAAATTATTTTTACTGATTTTAAAAGAACGTTTGGAACAAACGCACTTACTATAAATCCTAATGGTAATAATTTTCAAGGAGCTACAACTCCTCAACCAGAATATAATACTAGTGGTCAATCAATAGATATTGTTTATTCAGGATCAACTCAGGGTTGGATTCCTAATTCAGACGACGATGTTACTTATGAAACTCCACAAGTCTACACAGCTGATTTTTTAGTTATTGCAGGAGGAGGTGGAGGTGGAGATTATCAGGTCGCTTATGGTGGAGGCGGTGGTGGTGCTGGTGGTTATCGAGCATCTTTTAACAACGAAACTTCTGGTGGAGGAGCCAGTTCAGAAAGTTCTATAAGTCTTAATAAATCAACTGTTTATACTATTACTGTCGGTGGTGGTGGAGCAAAGGGAACATCAAGTGGTAATGGAGTAAGCGGTCAAGCTAGTTCAATTGAAGGAACTGGGTTAACAACAATTACATCTGCTGGTGGTGGATATGGTGCATCTCCAAATGGTCCAGGTGCAGCAGGAGGATCTGGAGGTGGTGGAGCTTTTAATTCTGGAGGTGCAGGAACATCTGGTCAAGGTTATGCTGGAGGAGCTGGTGTTGCTGCTGCAAACGATGGAAAAGGTGGTGGCGGTGGTGCTAGTGCGGTAGGTACTGATGGAACAGGAAGCACTGGTGGAAATGGTGGTGCTGGACAAGCTTCTACAATTACAGGTTCATCTGTCACTAGAGCTGGTGGATCAGGTGGTGGATCTGGAGCTGGAGCTGGATCAGCTGGTTCAGGTGGAGGTAAAGCTGCAGGTGGTGGAAACGCAGATGTTAACACAGGATCAGGGGGAGCTGGAGCTCAAGGTGGAAGTTCAAATAATGGAAATGGTGGAAGTGGACTCGTTGTTTTAAGAGTACCAACTGCTAATTATAGTGGTACTACATCAGGATCTCCAACAGTTACAACATCAGGTTCAGACACGATAATAAGTTTTACAGGTACAGGGAGTTATACAGCGTAATGGCACATTTTGCAAAATTAGGAATTGGTGATGTAGTAGAACAAGTGGTTGTTGTATCAAATGATATTGCAACAACTGAACAAGCTGGAGTAGAATTTTTACAAAATTTATATAAAGACAGAGCAGTGTGGAAACAAACATCTTATAATGGAAGTATTAGAAAAAACTTTGCTGGAAAAGATTATACATATGATCAAACTAGAGATGCTTTTATACCACCTAAACCATATCTATCTTGGATATTAAATGAAGAAACTTGTTTATGGGAGGCACCAATTGCTGCACCAGAATTGACAGAAGAACAAATTAATAATAAAGTTTATTACACTTGGAATGAAACAACAAAACAATGGGATTTAAATGAGTAGTATTATAAAAGTAAATACAGTTCAGGATACAGACGGTAATAATATTATTAACGAAAACGCTAATACTATTACTATCGGAGCTTCTGGAGATACAATATCAATTCCTGCTGGTGCAACTTTAGCTAACAATGGAACGGCGACAGGTTTTGCTAGTATTGATTGGCAATCAACTATTGTAACTGGCGCTACTCACACAGCAAGTGCTAATCAAGGTATATGGATTGATACTACATCTAATGCTTGTACTTTAACATTACCTGGTTCTCCTTCTGTAGGAGACCAATTAATTTTTTCAGACTTTAAAAGAACGTGGAATTCAAATGCAGTAACACTAACTTTAAACGGATCAAACTATCAAGGAAATACAACTCCTGTTCCTATTTATAATACACAAGGAGAAACAGTTCATATTGTTTATTCAGGCTCTACACAAGGGTGGATTCCAATAAATGATGGAGCTGTTGTTTTAGAAACACCACAAACAGCTACTGCACACTTTTTAGTTGTTGCAGGGGGTGGAAGTGGTGGATTTGATACAGGTGGAGGTGGTGGAGCTGGTGGTTATAGAAATAGTTTTAATAGTGAATCTTCTGGTGGTGGCGGATCAGCAGAAAGTGCTTTAACACTACAAATAGGTGCAACTTATACAATAACAGTGGGAACAGGTGGTGCTGCATCAACTGCACAAGGTAATGATGGTAATGATAGTTCAATTTCAGGATCAGGTATTACAACAATTACATCATCAGGTGGAGGAGGTGGTTATGGTGCCCCTACTAATCCATATGTTGGTAATGCTGGAGGATCTGGTGGAGGTGGTGGAGGTCATTCACCGGCTGGTCCTGGTGGTAGTGGAACAGCCAATCAAGGATTTGCAGGTGGAAGTGGTGCATCTAGTCCTACAAGATCTGGAGGTGGTGGAGGCGCTAGTGCGGCTGGTAATGCAGGCGGACAAGGTCATGGAGGAGATGGTTTAGCAGCAACAATTTCTGGTGCATCTGTTACAAGAGGTGGAGGCGGTGCTGGAGCTGGTAATAGCAACAAACCAGGTGGATTAGGTGGTGGTGGTAATGCAACTCATCCAACAGGTAATGGTGGAGACGGAACTGCCAATACAGGCGGTGGTGGCGGTGGTGGTGCTTACTCTGTACCTAGAAACGGTGGTGCAGGTGGAAAAGGTGTAGTTGTTTTAAGAGTAGCAACTAGTAGTTATTCAGGAACAACATCAGGTAGTCCAACAGTTACAACTAGTGGATCAGATACAATAATGGTATTTAATTCAGATGGGAGCTATACGGCATAATGGCATATTTCGCAAAATTAGGAAAAGGAAATAAAGTTTTAGCAGTACACACTGTATCTAATGATATTGCTACAACTGAACAAGCAGGTATGGATTTTTTAAATAATTTATATAATATTCGAGAAGTTTGGAAACAAACATCTTACAATACTAGAGGCGGGGAACATATTTTAGGAGGAACACCTTTGAGAAAAAATTATGCAGGTGTTGGTTTTACATATGATCAAATTAGAGATGCTTTTATACCCCCTCAACCTTTTAGTAGTTGGACATTAAATGAAACAACTTGCTTATGGGATCCTCCAATAGAAAGACCTGATACTGAACAAAATTATAGTTGGAATGAAAAAACTCAGCAATGGGATATTGACAACTCTTAGAAAATAACCTACTGTAATTTTTATAAGGTGGTGATGAAAAACTTAAAAGATTATATACTTCATTTAGATAATTGGATTCCTCAAAATATTTTAAATAAAACTTTAAAAGAATTATCCAAAGATGAAATTTGGGAGAGACATACTTATTCAAATAATAGAACTTTCGTAAATAAAAGTAAAAATAAAGATAAAGAACTTGATGTTTGTTATGATTATAACTTAACTTATTCAGATGAATTTCATCAATTAATTTGGAAAGCGTTAGAAAAATATATTGTTATTGAAAAAATTGGTGAAGAAAGTTTTCCTGGTTGGAAAGGTTTTAGTAAAATAAGATTTAATAGATATAATAAAAATCAAATTATGTCTAAACATTGCGATCATATTCATAGTTTATTCACCGGAGAACATAGAGGTATACCAATTTTAAGTATTGTTGGAGCTTTAAATGATAATTATCAAGGTGGTGAATTTATTATGTTTGATGATTATGAAATAAAATTTAAACCTGGAGATTTAATTATATTTCCATCTGTATTTTTATATCCACATTTAGTTAATCCTGTTAAGAAAGGAACAAGATATTCTTTTGTATCTTGGGCGTGGTAATGAAAGAACCTATAATACACTCCCTTTTTCCAACTCCTATTTATACCACAAAAATGGATAGGCCTTTTACAAAACAAGAATTACAATTTGTAAAAGAACAAAAAAATCATTGTAATAAAAATACAGGTAATATTAATACAAAAGATAGTTATATATTAAATAGAAAACAATTTAAAAATATAAAAAAATTTTTAGATAAATGTTGCGAAGATTATTTAAATAGACTCATATGTCCTAAAAACAATATAAAACTTTATATTACTCAATCGTGGTTAAATTATACAGAAACAAATCAATATCATCATAAACACGAACACCCTAATTCAGTAATATCTGGTGTGTTATATTTTGATTCAGATATTAAAAATGATAAAATACTTTTTTCACATCCCATACCTTATACACAAATAGTTCCTGAAACAGATAAAGAAAAATTTAATATATGGAACTCTCGAACTTGGTGGTTTTCTGTAGAAACAGGTAATTTATTTATGTTTCCTTCATCAACCACTCATCAAGTAGAATGTAAACAAGGTAATAATACTAGAATAAGTCTAGCTTTTAATACTTTCTATAAGGGATCTGTAGGATCAAGTGATAGTTTAACAGAGTTGATACTATAGAAATATAGTATATAATCTTTAGATGGAGACTGTGTCACCACCACATACCACACAGTCTCCTTTTAAGGATTATTTATGAGTTTAGGATTTGACGCAATATC